TGGGCAAGCCCCTCTAAAAAAGCCCTTTACTTGGGTGGTGTACTGGCTATCTGGCACTATACAGCACGCTGGTGTACAGCTGTTCAGTGGGTGCTTCTGGCCAGCATATTCAAGCTGGCGCTGCTGTCAATAAAGTTTTCCGTGTGGGCGATTTGTGCTGGGAAAAGCATGCGTTTCCACTCTTTCCGCTGCTCATGTCGGTAGCTTTTTGGCAAAGGTATCCATGTCGGTAGCTTTGTCAACCACAGAATCTTCCGAGCACGGCGATCGCCGCATCAATCACGCCCGCGATCGACTGAGCGAGCTCGCTCGAGGTGCCGAGCTCTTGCCCCAGACGCACCATCACCAAGCTGTCGATCACGCGGGACCAGGTCAGGCGTTGCATGGAACACCTCGCAGCAGCTGGGCAGGGAAGGGGCCGATCGTGACGAGCGAGGGCGGGACAATCCACTCGTACTTGCCACCGCATGGGTGCACTGACGGCGGCAGCACTGACTGGGCCGCACGGCCACCGATCCGGATCTCTAGCGAGTCGGCTTTGACCACAGCTGTCAAAGGCATCCACGGCTCCCACCGGAACAGCCGGTGCTCGCCGCGGGCCGATCGCCATGTCGGCGTGTGAATGTCCGTGATGCCAAGCGCTGCGAGCTGCTCGACGCCAGCCGGCTCGTCGAACTCCACGTCGACCACGCCCGACTCAGGGCCGAGGAGGAGGCCGACGTTCGAACCGGTTGCCAGCCACTGCGATATAGCCTCCGGGCTATCTGTCGACTTCGTCTGCCAGGCCGCACCGAGCGGCCGCTTCTCGCGACGGGCAAGCCGCACAAAGCGGCATCCGGCGTCGGCGAGGATTTCAATTTCGTTCATTGGCTTCTCCGTGTGCGTGCGAATGATCATTACCGATATCGGTAGCTTGTTCAAGTGAAGACCAGAATTTTTCCGGCGAGTACGCTTTACCCGCGAAAATCACGTGTCAGGCGAGAATCCGCCGGGGGGCGTGCCGCGGAGCTTGCCCTTGCCGCGGGCCTTGTCGCGGGCCTTGGCCAGCCGCTCGAGCTCGTTGGCGTCGAATGCCATTGCCCTGGGGCCGACCTTCTCGCTCCAGATCGTCTTCGCCCTGGCCATCTGGCGGATGCGGCCCATCGTGCAGCCGTAGATTTCCGCGGCTTCGCGGGTCAGGCACAGCTTTCGTTTCGTCGGTTCAATGGCCACGATCATGCCCCCATACTACCGATACGGATACCGGCGTCAATTTGGGCAAATCGACGCACAGTTGACACCCCGACCGCCGCCCCCGTAGGGTTGGGGCAGCCGGGAATTGTCGAGCGGAGGGCATGCAGGTGTACAAATGTACCCATGTATGGTATCCTGACCTTTCCGCGGCATGGAGGCCGGTCTGATCGCACTCGCGATCAGCGGTCGTTGGCAAGGATGTGTGCCCCAGCCGTTGCTGAGGTGCGCCATGACGATTCGCGAATTGCTGTTGGAACGATATGCCCCCCTTCACATGCTCTCGGATCGAACCGTCGTGCTGTACATGCAGACGCTCGACCGCTTCCGCGACTACCTGGCCACCGTGCCGGGCCGCGTGGATCCCGAGCCGACGCTTGACGACCTCGACGACCTGGTCGTGAGCAAGTTCTTGCGGTGGCGCGAGGTCACGCCCCACCGGGGGAAGATCGCCGCGCGAAACTCAGTTTTGAAAGATCGCACCCAGTGCGTCGCTATCTGGACCTATGCCAGCAAGAAAAAGCTCAAGAACAGCCGCGGCGAGCAGGTCGAGTGGCCGTCGCTGCCGCCGTACCGAGCCGTCGAGCGAGTACCGCGGGCATACACCTCAGACGATGTCGCCAAGCTGATCCGTTCCGCGATGACTCGAAGCGACAAGTACAAGGGCACGATCGCCGGAGTGCCGAACGCGTGGTGGTGGTCGACACAGATTTACGTTTCCTGGCTCACTGCGGAGAGGCTCGGTGCGATGCTCGCCCTACGCTGGGAGCACGTCAACCTTGAAGCTCGCGAGATCACGTTTCTCGGCGAGTCGCGGAAGGGTAAGACCAGGGATATCGTGCGGGGGTTGAACCAGCAGGCCACCGACATGCTGCGAGCAGGCCAGCGCCGGCCGGAGGATATCGTCTGGCCGTGGGACCGACGCCCTACGTCGATCTGGACCAGCCTGCGTCACCTATGCAAACGTGCCGACGTCACCTACCGGGGATTTCACGGCTTTAGGAAAGCTTCCCTGAGCTACTACCACGCCGCCGGTGGCGACGCCACGCGTCTCGCTGATCACGACCGGCCGAGCACGACGCGAAAAAGCTATTTCGATCCGAACATCGTCAACGATGGCCCGCGGGCACCGGATCTGCTGCCACCGCTCGACCTCGGCGAGGAGCCGCCGGAGCGGCCGGCGGCGTGATGGCGCTCGGTGACACTGGCTGGCACGTTGCGGCACGTTGACCGCAGTTGACGGCGATTGAAGCGTTTGCAACTTGTCTCGCGGCCGCTATGGTTGCGTGCGTCACTCGCGAAAGGAGTACACGAATGGAATGCGAAACAAAAGCTTCTGAGTTTGATTTGGCGACGCGATTTGGCCTGCTGTACAGACTGAAAGACGAGGACCGCATTGCCGTCTGCAATGCCATTGCCGAAGCCTGCGAGCAATCATTTCGCCGTGGGTTCATGCAAGGCTGGATGGGAAGCGGAGATGTTGAGGTCGACGTGATGGACTGGAGATTCAACACGCCGCTATCAGAGTCTCCATCTCCACACGGCACGTATGACAACTCGTCGCTGGCAAGGCACACGCATGAGGTGGGCCTTCCCAGCCGCTGCACTCCACCCATCGATTCGTGACGAGATTTCCCACGCTAAGGTTCACGCCTCCTACGTGAGCCGCGGCCCGCCGGATCTCACCCCGGCGGGTCGCCGTGGGAACTTCACGACGGCTCCGCAATCTTCCGCGTGAGCACCTTGAGCGTCACGCGGAAATCCTTGTCGCGGAACCAGAGCTCGAGCAGCACCAGCCAGCACGCGTTCGCCGCCTTCGCCAGCACGAGGTCCCAATCGGGCGAGATCCCGTTCCGTGCCTCCCACTGCTCGCGTACCTGGGCGTGCAGCAGCTTGCCGACGTGCGGCAGGTCGGCGTGGTTGCGGCCGCCTGAGCGAGCGATGATGCGGAGGTGTTCGTGCGGCCAGTGCCGAATGACGAGCCGCATGATCGCGCCCATGCGTTCGCGGCCGACGTCTTCTGCCAGACGGCCGGACATGCCAGACACCTGGTCGGTGAGTCGCTGTAGGGGCTCCACGCTCACCTCTTAGGGCATGTCCCGGTCGGGCAGGCTTTGCACCGGCACGCCCACCGGCTGCCGTCAGGTCGCACCGTGTAGCCCTTGCCGCTGCAATCGGGGCAGACCGCCGGGGGTGCCGGCTTTGGTTGTGCCTTTTCTCTTGCGTTGCGGAGGTCCTGCTGCCACAACGCGAACCCATCCTCGCAAATGCTGTTCTCCGTGCCGTCCGGATCCATAAGCGGCTTGGAGCACTGGCTGCACGTTTTGCGGTGAGCATCAAACAGCGGCGTGTCCGCTACGGCCCCTCGGTCAATGCGTCGAGGTGCCGGGGGGGGCGGCTCAACTGCGAGGGCAGCGTATGCCACGTTAACGGCGCCGGCCGTCCGGGCACGCTCGTGCTCGACCAGCTGCGGGTCGGCCGAGGTGGCCGCGAGCGTGTAGAGAATCCAGTGCCATAGAGCATGCATCACCACACCTCGTTCCTGAGTTGCTGGTGGCCGTCGGGGCCGAGCACCGCATGGGCAAGATGTACCTCATCGGCGTCCTGCGGGGCCGGCTCGGCGAACAGGAGGGCCGTCAACCCGAACCGGGCAGCCACGCCGGCCACCTTCGCGAGGAACCGTAGGACGGGCCTGTCGGGCCGCGGGGGCGTCGGGCGGATCGGCGACTCAGGAGCGGTCGCCAGCCACCAGGTGAGAGCCACGACGATCAAGCCGGCCACCGCGAGTTTCTTCTGCGTGTCAGACATTCGATTCGCTCCACATGCGATGCAGCCACAGAACCACGACGGCCCCGATGATCGATCCCACGAACCCGGCCGGGCCGGTGCCGAACGGCAGACCCCCGGCCACGCTCCCGATGCAGCCGATCGCGATCGTCGGCAGCCACCCGGCGGGGATCTTCGACGGCAGCAGCGACCGGGCGATGCCGCCGACGATCGCCCCGAACACGGCCCACAGAATCAGACTCATAGTGACAGCCCCCATTCCGCGTTTTGTAGGTCACGCCACTCATAGCTCGTGCCGATGGCCCACGAGTCGCCCTGCTGCAGGGCGGCTTCGATGTCTCGCCGCCGAGCCCAGAAGCTGCCATCCGGCTGGTCGTCTGGCCAGCGCGGACCTGACACCCATTTCACGTACCACGAATTTTGAATGAGCCCCATGTCGTCGGGGGAGCCGTTGTGCTTGTGCCTCACGCCCCATATCAGCATCGCGTGGGACCAAGGCGAGCCCCTAGAAAGAGCGCCGTCTGCGTCACGCACCCGTGGCGTCGGGCCGTAGCCAACCTGCGAACACACGGCCACCGGCGTGCCCCGCTCGATCGCCGCACAGAGTTCCTGCCACGTTTGCACCTGCACGCACTTCGCCCGTCTCTTCGCAGCCTCGCGGCCGAGCTCGAGCGGCACGCCGTCGCGGCCCCACGTCTTCGAGAGCGGGATCGAGTAGGTGCTCAGATCGAACGCGCCGTACTGCGTGCGATAGAGCACGCCACCGATCGTCTTATCCTTGCAGTTGCCGGTGAGCCAGCGGGCCGCGGCGCCTCCATAGCTTCCGTCCCCTCCGTAATTTCGCTCCATCGGTGGTAGTCTGGCTGCCGTGCGGCTCCCGCCATAAATTGGCTCGGTCGCACATTCCAGCGGGGGCTGCTTCGTCTTGCCTGCAACGTGGTCGACCGCTTCTGCCGTGTATTCTCCCAGCCCGAAAGCAAAGCTGACGCAGCTTCCGTGGTCGCCCTGGTTCCAGCACTGCCACGGCTTTCCGTAGCGTCGCTGGTGCGAGACGTTGACGGCTCGGTACAGAAACGTGTCACGCCCCGTGGCGTTCTTCATCGCGTCGGCACCGGCCTCGGCGAATGTCGGCTCGTTGAGCTCGCGGAGAAACTGGCGAACACCTTCCGGGTTTGGCGTGTAGCCGTAGGCCGCGTCGACGCGCCGGAGCAGCCGGTGCGTGTAGTGGTCGACGACCGCACCGAGGATGGCGGCCGCGATCACGAACGCGATCGCTGAGAACGTCCAGGCTCGTTGTCGGTGGCTCAATCCTCGACCTCCTCGCCGATCCGCCGCAGCCGCGGGAGCACGCGTGGCAGGACCGGCCCGGGGCCGTCGTCTCGCCGGCACTCACATGGCTTGATCTGCTCGCGGATCTTCGCGAGCTCGGCGTGGATCATGACCAGCCACAGCGGGCAGGCGACGGCCGACAACGACACAAGCACCACCGCGGCGAGGTTCGCCACGTAGAACGAATTGTCGATCAGTTCCCACAGGAAGTCGGATAGTTTCATCGCACGGATTCCTCGGCCGCTTCGGCCAGTGCACGGTACGCTGCCACCCACTTCGCCCGCGAAACGGCGTCCAGAGGCCCGCCGGAGGTGCCGCCAACATCGTCTAGGTATTTGCCGGCGGCGGCCGTCGCGTGCGGCTGCTCGCGAGTCAGGCGGCGAGGCAGGAAGCGGCCCTCAGCCGCGGCCACCCTCACGTCCTCGATCTGCACGCCCGTCGTGATCCTGGGCTGCGACTCGCTGCCGTCGGCCTCCAGGGCCTCGGCAATGCCCCGGCAGAGGCCGGCGAATGCTGCGGCGTCCTCCGCGGCCTGCGGCCCGATCCACTTGCCGCGGAGCGAGAACCCGGCCTCCGGCTGCGGTGCCGGGGTGGGCAGGTGGGAGAACTCCACCGCTGCCGCGACGACGGCGCCGGCCAGCAGGGCCGCCGCGATGATCATCTTCTGGCGATTCATTTCCGCTGGCTCCCGTGCAACAGATCGAGCCACAGCACGTCGACGGCCTTCGCCGAGTCCTCGTCGAGGGCATCGGTAGCAGCCAGCCGGTCGCGGACCTCGAGCAGACTGTCGATCGCGTCACGGGAGGCAGGGGCGGGCTGGGATGCGGCGGCGGCCGGGGGGCGTAACAAATCCTCGACCGCTGAAAATTGCGGTATGGGATTCGTAACACCCTTCGGCCAGAACAGGAACGCGACCGCAGCGGCGACGAGCAGAAAGGTGATCATGCAGACCTCGTGATCGGAAGCAGGGATTCGATGGCACCAGACGCGATTGCGAGCACGAGCGTCCGCGTGGCCGGGCGGATGACAGACCAAAATGGGTATAGAGTCAGTGGCACGCAGCGATCGGCCACCGAGTCAAACAGCGACGCGACGGCCGTCAGCACCAGCGCCTTCTTCTCAGGCCCAGTGAGTCCGGAGACGGCGTCGAGCGCCGTCACGGCCTGGTGCAGCAGGTCGAGCAGAAGCTGCCCAAACGTCTGCCACGTCATCCCCGACGCGGCCTGCGTGCGTGCGGCCGCTAGGAACGCGCTCACCTGCGTCACGATCGCGTACAGATTGTCGCCAGATGCTGCAACCATCAGTTGTCCGAGAATGTGCCGACGCCAGCGAGCGCGATGTCGAAAGTCACGCTGCCGCCGGAGGGGTTTGCGATATAGAGCGTCTTGTTGCCAGCCGTGACGGCGATACCGTCTTGGTAATCCGTCCAGCGGTAGCTGCCGCCGCGGTTGATGCGTGCCGCGTAGCCGGTCGTGTCCTGTGGCGAGATGACGCCGTAAAGCAGGTAGCGGTTAGATGTCGTTTCGTTGTTGACGACGATCACATCGCGGAGCGTGGTCACATACACCTTGCCAACGTATCCAAACGCAGACGCGGACAAGTTCGTCAGGTCAAGCGAATACGCCTGTCCGGCCGGCAGAGTGACGCGAGTTCCCCAAGCGACGTTCGCCTGCCCGGCGCCGGTGCCGTTGGCTACGTTTTGATTCGTCCGCACCTCAACGTCGCCGGTAACGCTACCGACCAGTTGGGCGTCAGCGAGCGAGAAGGTGAGCCGGTTGTTGCCGGTCAGTGTGAGGGTCGGCATCTGTTACCTCGGCGGCAGTTTTGAATGGTCGACGTTGAATCCGATGCGGCATGCCCAGCATCGGCACGTGTTTTCCGCGCTCGCCGGCCTCGAGGTGATCACCCCAATTCCGGAACGCCGGAGCGGCTGGTAGTGCACGTGCTCGCCGCTCGGAGGTGCCAGCGGTTCGCGTCCGTTTGGGCCGTGCCGGAACAGCGTGTCTGCCAGTCGGGTGTGTTGGCTCTTCACAGGCTGCTCCTGCCTCCATTGTACCTTTGTTCAGGTGGGCGGCGTGCAGCCGGGGCCGCGGAGTTTGCCGTCGTTCAAGTGCGGCCAGAGCTCGTGCGAATGGCAGGCCGCCAGCAGGTTCCACGCGGCATGCCCGAGGTGCGGCTCGCTGCGGTCGCCGGCGAGAAACTGGTAGACGTGAGCGATCGCGTGATTCAGCAGATCGTTCACGGGCATCCCTTTCTCCCAGTTCCAATCGGAATACTTCTGCGCCCCCTCCGAGCACGCCCTGGCCACCTCGCGCAGCCCGATCGGTGACACGAGGTCATACCGGAACTGCTCGAACGTGTCCGACCGGACGGCACCTGTACCAAATTTGGTAGTCGTCCCGGCCTGCGGGATCGCCACGGTAACCGCCGGAACATCTCCCGGCTCCCCACCGACAACTCGCCGATCGAGCGGATCGTTGGCATACGGGTCGCGCAGCCGCTCATGGAGCTCTTTCTGTCGCTCTTTCACGCCGGCCCACGCGGCCTCCAGCTGCTCCGGCGGCATCGCAGCCACTGGCAGCGGATCCTCAAACGTGGCCTCCGGCACTGGCACGGCCGGCGTCAGCGTGTAGTCGGCGTATCCCTCCGGGAGATTGAGGGCAGGTGGGGCGTGACATTTCCCGCCGTCGCAGCATCCGCCGCGAGACTCAATGGCAGCCCGCATGGCCGCATTGCTCTGCTCCAGTTCAGCGATCGTGCTCATCAGTTCCTTCCTTTCAATTATCAAACGAGCGGAGTCGGCAGCCAGTGCGCCGCTGGTTCCGCACCACTGCCCTTGGAATCGATACGCCCGCCGGCGGGCTTCCGCTATGTACTCTTCGGTGAGTCTCACGACGTCCGCACCACACCGTCTTTCGTGATGCGCATGTTCTGCACGTCGAACGAGCCATCGGCGTGCACGTCTACCGTCGCGAAACCCCAGTTGTATTTGTTGAGTCTCGCGTACTCCGGCCGGAGGTCAGCGAGGCAGCCTGTGCTCCAGCAAAACGTCTCGTTGCCGAACATGTCGGGCTCACAGTGCCCCGACGTGCGGTGGCCGTGGCCCTCGAGCACGGTGTGGTGCAAACGCATGAATGCACCGCGGGCCTGGTTCACAGGGGCCGTCATGCCGCCGCCCTTTTCATGGCCGTGCAGCACCGGCAGCCGACCCAGCATGACGGGCAGCTGTTCACCCACCATCGCGATGTCGTAGAGGTTGCAATGCAGCCAGACCTCTAGGTTCATCTCAGGCTGCAGCGAGAGCTCGGCGGCATGCTGCCACAGCCAATGCTGATACCGCTCTTCGTGATTCCCCTGCTTGTAGACCATCTTCACGCCCGGGAACTCGCTCCGCAGCCACTTGAGCAGCTGCCTCACCTGGGCGAGCTCGGCACCGAAATCCCGGCTTGCCGGATTTTTCACGTACCTGCTGATCGAGTAGAAGTCGGCAATGTCACCGTTCAGCAGCAGGCCCACGATGTTTCGCTGCTTCAAGTGCTCGACTGCGGCCCGCAGTGCCACATCCGAGTGGTAGGGCACGTGGATGTCCGAGAGCACGCCCCACAGGCCGGTAAGATTCGGATTGTAGGGCTCCCATTTGGCCGCCCGGCTTGCCGGCATGGCGACGCCTTCGCCAGGGGCGCGGGCCGGCCGCTCGAGGCCGGTCTTGCGTTTTCGCTTCCGATCACCGGCCTGCCCAAGCTGCGAGCGGATTCTCATGCGTGCCGTTTCGAGCGTGATCGCACCGTTGGCGGCCTCGACGAGCCGCCTTGCGAGCGATCGTGCTGGGTGCTGTGGGTATTCCGCGATGATCTGGCGAGCCATGCGCGCGATGTCGTCGGGTTTTGTCGGCATCGGTCCTCCGGCTAGGGGGTTACTGGCAGAGTGCCAGATCGGGAACGGCGTGCAATAGCAGCGGCAGGGCTGTCAAGCGGATGGAGCCTTGCCCCACTTCCCCGCCGGGCACTCTTGGTCGGCCCACGAAAGCTTGCTGACGTAGCCCGCCGCTCTCGCCACAGGGCATCCGCAAAGGGTGCAGGCGTCGTTTTGGAGGTGCTCGCACGTCAAGCAGATGTCGTGGCGGCGGATGATCTCTTCGTCCGAGCACATGGGCATGCCTGCGGCGACGTGCGAGACGGCGGCGCTGGCGAAGTTGCGGACCTTTTCAAGGAACGAGGGGGCGTCGTGGCGGGCGAGGTCTGGCTGCGGTGCTGGCGGCTGCGGTTCGTAGCCCGGCTTCGGCGTGCGTGGATACGCCGGATGCTCCACGTCGATCGTCCACTCGTCACCGTCCTGCGCGACGACGCAACGCATCACCTCGTCGAGCGTGTAGCCACGCTCGGTGCAACGTGCCTCAAGGTGCGCGCGGTGGCAGGAGATCATGGGAGTGGGTTGTTTGCGCTTATGCTCCACGAGAAAGACGCCCCGACTTGGTTGCTGGTCATCGCCGCAGCGGACGATCCACCAGCCGTCGGCGTAGTGCAGGAATTAAACCCTGAAGACCGAAAAAAATAAAAACCTTGGCACCCACTATTGCCCTGCTGCGTTTGGTCAAACGCATACATAAACATTATTGCGCTGCTTACGCCTATAACAAATTTTTTCTGACAAAGCGTAAAGCAATAGTTAGGCTGTCCATTGCAATCTGTTGGGTAAAGGGCAAGGCTGTAGCTGTCGCAACTGCCAGGATCTCTTTGCAAGGCATATGTGCCGCTAATGTTTCCTAAGTTCCGAAACGTAGATAATGCGGAGTAGTTCGATACCGTGAAATAGATTGTGTCCGGCGGCGTGGTGTTTGTTGGTTTACAAAACTGGAAGCACGGCACGCACGGATTCGGGCTACACGTCGTCCCAACCCCCTTGAACACCTTCCCCGCCCCTTGGCACTGACACTGCGGCTTGACGCTGCACGTCGTGCCTTCGCAGCACGCGCCCTCTTTACAGGCTTGCAGGCAGTCGGCTTCGGTGGTGTAGGACGTGCGACCTGTGGTCGTGACGCCGCTGGGGAGGTTGGTGGATTGGTAGCAGGGCATGCGCCGAATCGCCTATACGTTGAACGTGACGCTAGTGATCGAAAACGCTTTAGTACCAGTCTCACTTACAACCGTCTGGTCAGCCTCTGGAACTAGAATGGTGCCGAATGGATAAGCCAATGTCCCAGTGCCATCATATGGGCCGTAGGCAGAAACGCTTCCCTGACATGCCACAAACGATTCAGCTTTATCAAAATAGTTTAAGGCGGTGGATACGTTCAATTGACCATTGCACGAAAAAAACCCTGGCTCTTTAAAGTCTGGGGCTCCTGCCAAATGCAGTGGTTGTTCGTCAAGGTACGCGAACGATGTGTACACGAACCTCAAACTAACGCCGGCAGTATTTATATTGACGGAAATGCTATCCGTGCATCCCTGCGGGTTTGTCGGAAACCGTGACGAAAACGTTTTGTTGTTTGTGTCCGATGGGCTTGAAGTCAACGGCAGAGTGAGCGTGCCAGAATATGCGTTGCCTTTAAATACTTGCGTGACGCTAAGCCTAGAGTTTTCTAGCGTCAAATCATACTGCCACTTCCGTACATACGCCTCAGCCGCAATGGATACCGTTACGCTTTGTATATCTGTCACGAGACATGACAGACTCAGGCAGCAATACCATCCCCCGCAGCACCCGCAGTTCTCTGCGATCTTGCCGTCCTTGACGATCAGCGCGTTGTTTTTCGTGGCGAGTGTCATGTGCAGGCCGTTGTATCAATCCACACCAATCCGCCGTTTGCGGCGTGCGTGAGAACTTGTTGCTTAGATGCTGAGTAGCCTGTCATGCTGTGCCAATCCCAGCCGACTAGCACCCACTCATCGGCAACATACGCGATGAGGCAAACAGAACCCGATAGCGTGGCGATGTAGTTCTTTGCCGTGTACGTCGCACCCGAGATGACGGCATCCGTGACAGTTGTCGTGCTGCCCTTCGTCCACGTTCCCGTGAACGTGCCGCGAATGACGCCGGCTTGCATCCGAATCAGCGCCCAGTTGGAATCCTGCCACAGGACATGAGCCCCTGACGCTTTGCCGAGATCCGCCGCCTTCAGCTGCACGACGCCACCCACAGCAACCTTGCCGACCTTCCCGCTCTCAATCGGCTCCACTGCCACGCACCAGGCCGTCGTTGTCGCGGACGGCGTGCCGCCCGTCAGCACGGGCAGCTGCTCGAACTGCGACGTCGCGTTGGTGCTGCTCCCTGGCGTGATAGCCATGCCAGTGATGGCCAGCACGCCCCACCTCGCGATGGTCGACGCGGTATTGTTCTTGGCCATCACCCACGTGTACGGGGTCGGCTGCTCGCCGCTGGCATCGCCAGCGAAACCGCCGCCAAGAGCCAGAAGGCGATTCAATCCGTTGATCTGGCTCGCGGCCAAACGGATCGGATCGCCCGGGTTTACGTGCTGGCGTGGGTCCATGCTTAATTGAAGAAGGCTGCCACCGCAGCCGCCGTCGCCGTGTCTGGCCTTGAGCCCGTGCGGCGAGCCCCTGGGCTGTTGCTGATCAGCAAGCCCGACCAGTCTTTCTTCTTGTAGATGGTGTCGATGACGAGGCACCGCGGGCGTTGCACGAGCAGGCCGCTCGCCGAGGTGTCAGAGCGGTAGACCACCCACGGGTACTCCCACCCCTCCTTGAGCGTCGGTTGCAACCCCTTCACGTAGAACTCAGGATCGTTCGCTCTGACCTGCCAGTCGAACGTGACAGTCGCGTATGGCTGGTCGCCGCTCCACTGAGCACGGCCGCCCATAAACAGGGCCTCGCCTGGCGAGAATGCTCGGAACTGCGCTGCGTTGACGGTTCCGGTGAGTGAGTAGACCGATTTCGCGAATGCGGGCGAGAGCCCAAGCTGGGCCGGCATGATCCACGTTTCGCTGTATTTCATCGCCGGCACGACAACGTCAATTCCTTGGACGCTTGTACCTTGCAGGTTGATAGCACCCTCGAAAAATTCATTCCCATTGCCGCCAACTACACGTTCCTCGCGAGCGCTGGTGATGTGCTCCGTTGAACCCGTCGTGTCCCACGCGATCGAGCCGGCAACGAGCGAACTGTTGCTGTTGTCGCCACCGTCGCCGCCTCCCGAATCCGACACTGGCACGAGTGTCGTGTATTCGCCAGCGACCTCAAAACACTGCTTTCCAACACCCTTAATCGAGAGCCCCTTACGGCGCCAGTATCCGGATGCAGCTGCACAATACCGCGGCAGGTAGTCGGCGATAGCGTCCTTCACCTCGGCCATTCCGCCGGGGCATTGCCCGATCAGATACTTCTTGGTGACGTTCCAGACTTCTCCCGACTCGAGCTCGTTGTCGACGCTGCCACTTTCGGAGTCGCGAAGCTCATAGACGGCATAGCTCATTGGAACGCAAGCTCCGGGGCCTTCTTGTCAGCGATCTTGGTGAGGGCCGCCAGCATCGACTTGGAGATTTCGGTTCCGGCATTGATCGCGGCAACGATCTCGCTGCCGACCTGCTGGAATACGATGCCGGTCTGTGACACTTCCATCGCGGCTTGCACCCCCTGCGCCGCCCCTTGACGCACAACGGGCGCGCGGGCCGCGACGGCGTCCATTGCGACATTCGGGGCGGCGGCCGCCGCGGCCTGTTGATGGCCGGCCATAGCCGCGTTGCCGCCGAGGGCAAGCAGGTCGCCTGCCGTCGAATTCGGATCGGCGGCCATCATCGCGATCGCGTCCAGCTGGGCCTGGAACTCTCCAGGGGCAAGGGCAGGGGCGGCAGGCATCGCAACCGCTGCCACCTCAGGCTGCGGCTGCCCCGCCATCCTGCCGACGGCATCGGCAGTTCGCTCCGTGGCGGCCGCCGTCCGCTGGGCCGGGTCCTCGAGCTTCCCGAGCTCAGGGCCGATGGCCAGGCCGACGCCGCTCCAGTTACCGGCCGACGCGATGCCCTTGTCCTTCTTCGACTCGCCCTCTGGGGGCGGCATGAAGGCCCCCGGAGGGGCCGGCGGCAGCTTCTTCACCACCGGCTTGCCGTCTGGCTGCTTCGGCTCTTCGTTGACCTTGGCAATGTCCTCGCCGCGGGCACGCTTTCTGGCCCGCTCGCCGTCCTCTCGCAGCTGCTTGATCGTGTCCTCAAACCCACTATCCCGCTTCTTGATTTCCTCGTTGCGGGCCTGGGCGGCCTTCTCTCGCTCCTGCTTGCGCTGCTCGGCCCTGGCGTCAGCCGTCGGCGCCCGCTGGCGGGCCTCCTCGACGCGGGCCTCTACCTTCTTGAGCGCGTCGCTCATGCCGTTCACAGCAAAATCCCAGTCGAACGCAGCCCGGAAATACACGCCCAGCTTTTCAAAGCCTTCCTGCAGCGTCAGGATGTCGGCACCGAATAGCCCCATGAATCGGTCGAGCCCTTGGATCAACATGTCGCCAACAAACTGCGACGTCGCGACGACGGTGTTTTTGACGAGGTCGAATGCCTGAGCAAACGCTTGGTGCATCTGTACCAGGGCGATCGCGAGATTGATGTTCATCACCTGCCAGGCGGCACCAAAGTCGAGCCGCATGAGGGCGGCACCAATCGCGTCGGTTTCTTCCTTGAATGCCGGCGAGAGGGTGCGGGCGACCATCACGCCACCGGCGATCGCGGCCGACACGGAAGCGACCGCCAGGCCGATCGGAGAGAACAGGGCGGGGATTAGGGGCAGGACGGCTTGAATAACGCGGAGGCCGGTCGCGAGTCCCTGGAGGGCGATCCCGGCGACAATGGATGCCACCCCCAAGCTGAACAGGGCCGCGGTGCCGCCGGCCACGATCGTCACGAGCGTGCCGTTCCGCGAGATGAAGTCGCCGACCACGGCGAGCAGCTTTGTGAACCCCTGCACGGCCTGCGTGGCGATCGGCCCCATCGATTCGATCAGCTGCACCTTGAGCACGCCGAACTGTGCGCCAAGCTGGGCGACGGCACCTCCGAACGATCCCATTACCGCGGTTGCCTTGCCGAGCGCCGTGCCGCCGGAGTTCTGGATGGTGCCCAGCACGTCATTGAACTTATCTCGCATGTTTGACAACGACATTGCGGCATTTGCACCGCGAATCTCAAAGATGTCAGTGAACAGCTTGATCCTGTCGACGTTGCTCATACCGGCAGTCTTCTTGCCGAGGTCCTCAAGCACATCCATGAACGGACGCATGCCACCTGCGGCATCGCGAGTGCTGACTCCGAGCCCAGCCAGCTTGTCTTCTTCATTGGCGATCGACTCAATCACGCGCGCGAGGCCAGTGCCGCCGAGCGAGCCGCGGAGTCCTGCGTCCGCGAGGGTGGCAATAGCTGCAGCCACGTCGTCGAACGATTGACCAGCCTCCTGTGCTTTCGGGCCAACGTAGGAAAGCGCCTCACCGATCGAGTCGACGCTCGTGGTCGATGCGTTGGCGGTCGCTTGGAGCTTGTCGGCGATCGCCCCGAAATCGTTGGTCGTCATGCCGAACTGGGCCATCGTGCTGACGGCCACTTCGACGGCACGCGCCAGTTCCATGTTGTCTGCCGCCGCCACAGCGAGGATCGGACTGATCGACTTCATCACGCCTTCGGCGTCGAGGCCCGCCTTTGCGAGCTCGCTCATCGCACCGGCCACCTCTTCCGGCGCCCGGCCGAACTGAACGGCGAAGCTCTTGGCCGACGCATTCAGCTGGGCGAACTGCTGATCGGTCGCCCCCGTGTTCGCCCGCACCCTCGCCATCTCCAAGCTGAACGCGGCCGCCGTCCTGGCCGCCATGATGAACGGAGCACCGAGAGCGGTGCCGCCAATCATCATGCCAGTGCCGGCCTGACGCATCTGCGTGCCCAGAGTCATCAAGCGGGCGCGGATGCGGCTCATTGCCTGCTGAAACTGCCCGTCGCGGGCAAAGATTTCAATGTATGTGCCGCCGGCACGAATTTCCCCTGCGCTAGCCGCCATCCGGCACCTCCGGCTTTAGAGGCCGAAATCCGAATGCCATGAGCAGGTCGGGCGTGGCCTCGAGCGGCTTGGGCTTCGCGACGCGATAGAACGGATGGTAGTGGTACATGGTCGGGGCCGGCTCGCCGCTCTCTTCGTTGTGGTGGATCTGAGCCCAGAGGCTCATCAGCGTCGCCGTGTGCGTCCAGTTTTCGTGCTGCCGGCCATCTGCAAGCCAGACGAGCTCCCGGAGGGTGAAACTCCAGGGCTCGACTCCGACGATGCCGGCGAGATGGAACCCGAGCTCCCATGCATCTGCAGGGCCTGCTCGAACTCGCACGACGCCAGCGCCTTGTCGATCGCCGTCGCCGCTGCCGTCTCCATCTTCCTCTCCGTCTCCCGGAGCTTCTGGATCACCTTCTTCACCAGCCCCTTTCGGGGCTCTTGGAAAAAATCGGATACCTGATCGACAAGCCGCTCGACGGCTTCCTTGAGCACGCCCCCGTCGCACGCCGAGAAGAATTCATCGTCGGCCATGTCGAGCGTGGCCAGCTGCGGCCGCACAACGGCACAGATCACCTCGAGCACCTTGAGGTCGTCCGCGACCCAGCCCGAGAGCGTTTCCTTGTCGAGGTTGCAGATGTCGAGGACGTTGACGCCGCACAGGTCGCGGACGCGCTTGACCGTGAGGTAATTCACCTCGACCAGCCACTCCCTGCCGTCAAGTGTCTTGAACTTTGCCATCAGCTGTAAGGCCAGAGTTTGAGGATCACTTCGTAGGCGAGCACGCCGCTAAACTGCCCAGCCACCTTGAGCTTGTGCACAAGGAAATTCGCGGCCGAACCGTCAATCGAAATTCGCACCGGCTGCGGCGGAAACCGGTTCCACTTAGCCATCAGTCGGCGCACGTCTTCCGCGTGGTAAATCTGCAACGTGACCGTGTTGGCCTCGGTGAGCGTGAGCTCGCCGCGGACAGACGAATCCCACGGCGTGACGTCAACCGTATCGAGATCAAGGTCGATGTCGAAGTCACGCGTGCCGTTCAGCACGACGCCGTCAGCGTAGATCGGTGTCTTCCTGGCGAGGCGGACCTTGGCCACAGGTCACCTCGGAGATCAGGATGCGTCCGCTGCCGGTGCGTAGGTGATCGTGTACTCGTGGCGCCCCTTCGGGGTCACCTTGTCCTTGACGTCCAGCACAACGCAGCCAACGGCAGTCATGCCGCCGACAGTGATCGGGCCGGTGGCTCCGACGGTGGCGGAGTGCTGCGTGGCCGTCACCTCGACAGTCACATCAAGCAGGCCGCATCCGATCTGCTTCTCAGTGTCGCCAAACACGGTGATATCGACCTCGTCGCCGCTGGCGTTCAGGTCAACGTCGACCACATTATCAAGCGCGACACCAGGTGCCGTGACGAGCGCATTCTTTCCGAGCCTATATTTGGCCATGTGACCCTCGCGTGGTGGTTAGACGGTGACCTGGTCGCCGGCGTCGAGAGCGATGCCCGGCTTGATCGTGATCGAGACGGCTTCCGCGCCACCGATCGGCTGCGTCCGCTTTGCGCTGGTGACAACACCGGTGATTGCGAAAGCAGTGCCGCCGCTGGGCGTGACGGTGACGGCCACGAGCTTGCCGTAAGTCTGAGACGAGTCACCCAGAACTGTGGCCTCGAGCGTGCGAGCCTGCAGGCCGGCGACGGTACGCTTGTAGACCCCAGAAGAGCCCTTTGTCGTGGCGTCGACCTTCTCGGCCTCGATGGTCATCGAGACGTCCTGGACACCCGTCAGGCCAGTGATTGTCGTGTCTTTTCCGAGATAAATGGTCGTTGGCATGTGGTCCTCGCGTAGAGAAGGCACCTATCGCCAGTATACATGAACAGATGGCCACCTACCCGACGCGGAACCGCCCCTCGAACTCCCTCGCGATGCGTCCGCGGCGAATGCCCTCGAGCATTGCAGGGAACATGAACGCACGTTGTGGGTAGACGAAAGTCTGGCGGAAGCTGGACGTCAACTCCCAGTTTCGCGTGTTCCGCGGCCCCTTGCCGACGCGATACCATGCCAGAATTCCCTTGTAGCCGCGGTCATACTTCGGGATCCACGCCCACGCTGCCATGCGCTGCGTCCCGCCATGCTCGTGCAGGCTGGCGATATAGGGGGCACCGTCCATGAACGCGCCGACCACGACCGATTCAGTCGACGGGTCGTATTGGTAGGTGATCGACCGCCGCAGTGTGCCAAAGTGCGTGTGCGGAGGCGTGCCGGCTTGGCTCGGCGGACGAAACTTGATTTCAAAGATCCGCTCGCGGATTTTCCGTTTCGTGCGATCGTTGATGTCGCGGCGTGCCAGCAACTCACGCAGGCTTGCATCAGGGTTTGCCCGCATGACCTTCAGCTGCGGCTTTGCCAGGCCCATCTTCTTGATACTGCGGCGACTGATCTGCATCACGACCGATCCGGCCGAATACAGCCCGCGGTAGATCGCTTTGTCGAGCGCCTTCTGCACGCTCGCACGATCAAAAAAGAAGTCGAAGTTGATCCGCATCGGGATCGTCGGGCCGGAGAGCCCGGAGCCGAGCGGATTGCGGCCGGCAGGGAGGAGGATGCTCATGCGCCGGTTGCCCCCGTCGGTCCCGTGGGTGCTACCGGCACCCACTTGTCGACCGGCACGTCCCACTGCACGCTGACCTGCGACATGAAGACGTTGCGGGCCTCAAGCAGTTCCGGATCGTAGGGCAGGGGGTTGCCGACCTCGGTCCAGTCTGTGTTCTCTGGCAGCCCAGACGGCTGGATGAAGTTAGACCGGATCGCGTCCACGATCTCCTGGCAGAGATCCTCTAGGGCGACGATTTCTGACTCGCTCCCGACGTGCTGTGCGACGACGATGCCGGTCGAGACGTCGGCCACCTCCATGCCACGGGTTTCGGTTTTCATCGTGTACGGCCCGGGCACGACCGACACACGCAGCATGCCGAGATCCTCGAGGCCGTAGTCGGGCTTGCGTTGCATGACGGCGCTGATCGTGCCGCCGGGCACGCTGCCCCACGTGAATGCCGAGAGGGCGGCGGCGAGCCGCGTGGCGACGTTACGCGAGATGTGAGGACTGAGGGTTGGCATCTATCGCTCCTGGGGGCCGGGGATGTTCGTCGTGAGCTCGAGCTCCAAGCGGCCGACCGCTGCCGCCGTCTCCTGTGACGAGTGCCGGCGGAACGCCTCGCGGGCGTGCTCCAGGGCCTCCTGCTTGAGTCCGAGGCTGTAGGCCGCCGTGGCGGCAATCTCCGGGGCACGGTGGCCGTAGGCCACCGGGTCGCTTGTGTGGCTCTGCCGATCGGCTGGTGCCATTGCCGCTCGCCTAGACCAGTGCAGGGCTCCAACGGCGTCGCCGGCATCCCAGCACGCCTCGCCGAGGGCCAGATAGCCCTCCGGCTCGTGGGGCGACTCCTCAATGGTCCTCAACAGCCAGTTGCCGGCTTTCTCCGGCTGCCGGCGGGCGAGCACGCGGTACGCATAGGCCCGCTCGCAAGCCGTCCCGCCGGGGAGCGTGAGGTAGTGCTCAAACGCCTCCACGATCCCGGGCTGGTCGTGGTAGTCGAGTTCGCGGGCGAGATACCAGTGCATCCGGGCATCGTGCGGGGCCTCGCGGACGGCTTGCCGCAAGAGGGTGAGGTCTGTCTTGTGCTGCTTGCCCGGCTGACGGTGGTGACGGATGAGCGTCTGCTCGCAGTGCGTCTGCACCTCATAGTCGTTCCATCGCACCAGCCCCTCGTGCGTGGCCCCAGTCCACCGGTAGCCAGCCCGCAGGTGAATGCGGTCGCTCTTGAACCGCAGGGCTTCGCTCCACTGGTACCAATACCGGAGCTTGGTCGTTTCCGGCTTCCAGGCCGCCTCCAACGCATCACGCCAGCCCGGGTCGAGGACCTCATCAAGATCAAGCCGGATCGCGACGTCGACGTGGGCCGGCAGGTGGTGTAGCGACAGGTTGTGGGCATCGTCCCACCGCCACGGCACCACGTTTCCGCGGGCCACCGTCACGCCGGCCGCCTCGAGCAGCTGCACGGTGTCGTCGGTCGAGCCGGTGTCGGTGACGATCCGCACGTCGGCGTCGCGGCACGACGCCTCCCACGCCGCGACGTTCCCTGCCTCATTCTTCGCGAGAGCGTAGATGCCGATGACCATCAAGCCTCCACAAGCACGGCGACCTTCCGCAGCCCGTCATGGAAATAGACCGGCTCGCGTCCGCTCTCTTCGCCAAACTCCTCGACGGCCCGCTCGACCTCCGGGTTGTCGCAGTCATCGGCCAGGATCACCGGTACGTGAGCCACCAGCCGCAGATCAGCCAGAGCTCCTGCATAGGAGTGGTCGCCGTCCACGTGGGCGAAGTCGGCCGGGGGCAGCTGCTGCAGGTCATGACTGTTGGCGACGATCAGCTGTGCGTCGATGCCAAGCGAGTCGACAACGCTCTGCCAGTGCTGCAGGCACGCAGGACTGTCGGCGTCGAGGGCACCGTCCACGCAAAGAAACTTCGCGTCAGGCGCCACGACATGAAAAGACGCGAGCGAGTAGCCGCACCGCGTTCCGATCTCAATCACGCTCGACGGCTTGTACTCGCGGCACACACGTGCCTTGGCGGCATAGTGGCCAACGGCCTCCGGCGAACACGGAAACCAGTCTCCTGGCATCCAGTGAATCCGCAGTCGGTCGCCAACCTGGTCCTCAAGCTCGTCACCCATCGTTTCCTCCAATCAATGCCAGAACCTGGGACACACTCATCTCGGCCATCCACGCCTCAGCGTCGCGCACGCCGAACGTCGCCACCAACTGGTCGCCACGCCTGGCGAGCCCGGCCGCGAATTCAATCGTTCGCTTTTCGCGAAACGCGAAAGCCGGGGACCAACCGATGATGTCGCAGCTATCCCCAAACAGCACGAACCGGTGCTCATAGATGCGGCGGCCTTCGTCATCGGCCACCTCGTGCACCAAGCACAGCCATCTGCCGTCACCGGCGTCGATAACTTGCGAGCCTCCACGCCAGCCGCGTGCAATCGCCGGCGACTGCCCTCGGCGGTCGATCTTCCACTCGCTTCCGTTGCGTGAAACGAATGCCGTGCGGCCATCTTCCCAGCACGAATAGAGCCAGCTATCTGCGCCGACAATCGGCATCCAGTTCTTTTCGTGACGCCCCGGGCACGGCTCGTCGAGCATCGCCGCGTCGATGATGCTCGCCATGTGCGGCAGAAGCGTGGCCGTGGCAATCCTGCACGTGCCGTCGCGGCCCGCCCAGTTGCGAACGGTGGCGCTCACCCGCATTTCGCCGTCGATCGAATTGAGCCTGCAGTCCTCCAAGCCGACCACCGGATAGTTTGATTTCGGGTAGAGCGGGTCGGGCATGCCAGCCACCTCGCCCTGCACTGCGAGAGACTTGTCGAGTCGCACCAGCATGTTCACCGTGCGGATCGTCTCGCCGTCGGCCGGCGGGATCACGTACCGTCCGTCCACGATCGTGTAGTTACTCGACCGCACGATTGCCAGGTAGCCTTCGTCGTGCGAGATGATGGTTGGATTGAATGTCGACCAACCTTCTTGGGCCGGCTCAACGTCGAAGCGGTGAAAGCGGCACCCGACGAGCTCGTCGAGCGTCTGCGTGTACCAGCTGCGATTGCGTCGCACGAGCCGCTCCTTTTCGGGCGTCAACTGCATCGCCAGCAGCGTCTCGCACGCTCGCCGACCAGCGTCGAGCTCGCCAGCGTAGTAAGCGTGCACGGCCAGCTGGTAAAGGTGCTCGATCATGCAAGCCTCACGAAGTGGCGGCCGACTTGATTGCAGCCCTGAGCGTCGCGTTGCTGTTCACGGCCGCGATGACGTCGGCGATCGTCAGCGAGCCAGTAGGTCCTGTCGGGCCGGCAATAGACACCGCAGCCGGCCATGTGGCGTTGAACTTTGGGCCGAAAAACTGCTTGCCTGTGATGTCGAACGCAAAGTCGCCATCCTTTCCGACGTTGGAGTTGGGCGTGCCCGCCACGGCGACGATCGTGGCGCCGTCGACGCCGACTGGGCCGGTGGCCCCCGGCGTTCCTGTCGGCCCGGTGATGCTTTGGCCAGCCGGCCCCGTCGAACCGCCCGGCCCCGTCGGACCCTGAGCTCCAGACTGCAGCTGCAGCGGCGAGCCCCACGAGCCGTCGGCCTTCGGCCCATAGAGGCGGCCGTTGGTCGTGTCGAGAAAGAAGTCGCGGGCGTTGCCAAAGCCGTTCGATGGAGCCCCGGAGCCGCCGTAGAACTGCGAGCCGTCAGACCCTGTCGGGCCTGTCACGCCGGTGGCAGGAAGCCATGCAGATCCGCTCCACGCGAGCACCTGATTGGCGGCAGGAGCGGTCGCCGACACTGGGCGACCCTGCAGCTGAGTAGCGTTGCCGCTGAGTGTGGCTGGCAGCGAAAAGTAGGGCATGGTTAAGCTCCAAAAGTGTTCTGCCACGATCGCGGCTGGCGGCAAATAGCACTACTGCAACTGCACCCACGTAGCCGTCGCCTCGTCCAGCACGAAGCCATCGCCGGGGCTTGGCGGCACGAATGCGTCAATATCATCTCGATATATATGACCGATGGCCGCATAGTTGCCTCGAAAAGGCGTCCCTCCATTGAGATGCACGCCACCTTGCGTGTGGTAGCTCGTTCTCAGGCATCGCTGACCCCTGACGGCAGCGTAGTAAGACTCCCAGTCACCAGTGGTTTCGTCGTTTCCGACGATGACCTCCGTGACGAAATTGTTTTCATCAAGAAATGCGTAGTGTGCCATAGCTAGCTCCACGAGACCGTGTCGGTGCCTGCCGTGATCGTGACTACGGTGTCACCGCCGCTCGTCTCTGTGGTCGTCGTGAGGCCAGCACCGATCGTGATTCGCAAAGCCGCAGAAAAACGAAGCACGACGATACCTGAGCCGCCGTTGCCAGCCGTCAG